AAGATGTCTCAACGTTCTACAACGATACTCTGCAACAGGTAATATTGATGCTGGAATCCTCGTCAATCTATCAGACACTTCTATCAAAGAACTTGTATCATTTATCAAGGATAAAGACTTCAAGAGTTGTAGAGAGTGGGTTGTTCATAATCTGGACAATGACCCTCATAGGATATATCGTAGGGTTTATGATAGTCTATCTGGTAATGTACCAGACAGCGCTATTCCTCACTGTGTTCTCATACTTGGGAATTATTCTTATAAGTCTGCCTTTGTTGCTGACCAAGAAATTAATCTCTTGGCTTGTCTCACGGAGATGATGATAGAAGTTCCTTTCAAATGAGTTATGAACTAAAGGAATATCTCAAAAGTATTAACAAGACAAAAGAAAACCTCATGGAAGGTGAGGATGAGATGTGGGAAAAGAAGTATCCTGCTTTCATTGTAAACAAATGTCTTGCACCTACTGGTATGAAGGAATGTCTTCTGGTTAATGAGGTTAATCAGATGCACCACCTTGATAACAAACTACAATATGACTTTTTACTAAATAGTTTAAGGAGTATGAATAGATATGCTCCTTGGATGAAGGCGAAGAAGTCTAAAAACTTAGAGTATGTAAAAGAATATTTCGGATACAGTAACGAGAAGGCCAAGGCCGCTCTGGATGTTTTAGATGATGAACAAATCGCCCTTATAAAAAGTAAATTGAATAAAGGTGGAAGAAAATGAATGAAACATCGTGGAGTCCAGAGGAGATGTTGGAAGTCCGTCTGAATGAACCAGACGATTTCCTCAAGGTTAGAGAAACCTTGTCTCGTATTGGAGTTGCTTCTCGCAAAGATAAAACACTCTTTCAGTCTTGCCATATCTTGCATAAGCAAGGTAAATATTACATTGTACATTTCAAAGAATTATTTGCATTAGACGGCAAGGATACAAACTTGTCTGAAAATGATATTGCAAGAAGGAATACAATCACTAATCTTTTAACAGATTGGGGATTGGTGGATGTTGTGGGAACATCAAAGATTGAGGCAGCACCCTTGTCTCAAATTAAAGTAATTAGTTTCAAGGAGAAGGGTGAATGGAAACTTGAAACAAAATATAATATTGGGAAAAAGAAAGAAGGTGAATAATAATGAAACCAGGCGATTATATCATGGAGGCTGCAAGGAAGCAGGCCGAAGGAGAAGTAGCGGTACATATCGCAAACATTAAAGTATACCAAACAATGCCCGCTGGTATCGGCGAGCATTCTGACGTAACAGAAGCAGTTATTGAAGAGTTGAATAAACTTGCAGCTGCAGATGACAGACTAGAAATGATTAACAAGTACTTCAGTGAAGAACAAAAGAATCTTTTCTCTTGACAATCACAAACTAAGGTGATATAACTATATTATGAGATTTTACACTAATGTTGTCCAGTGGGGCAATCAAATCCTCGTAAGAGAATACAAGAACGGTGAGCGACTTAATCACAAGGTTAAGTACTCACCGACTTTGTACGTTCCTGTCCAGAAAGAAACTGGATGGAAGACTCTTGATGGTAAGAATGTCATGCCATACAAACATGACACTATCAAGGGTGCAAAAGAATTCATACAACAATATCAAAATCAACCCCATCTAGTTTTTGGATTGGATAGGTTTGCATACACATATCTTGCCGACACATATCCAAATAATGTTGAGTGGGATAGTGACAAGATTCTTGTGTGTACTATTGATATTGAAACACAGTGTGAAAATGGTTTTCCAGACCCAGAGAAAGCAGAAGAAGAGATGCTTTCAATCACAATCAAGAATCAAACAACAAAGAAGATTGTTGTTTGGGGTATTGGTGATTACAAAAATGACAGAGAAGATGTAACATATATCAACTGTTCCAATGAAAACGAACTACTTGCACAGTTCATGAACTTTTGGGTTAAACACTATCCAGATGTAATCACTGGTTGGAACACAGAGTTTTTTGATATGCCGTTCCTTATCAATCGTGTTACTAAGGTTCTTGGTGAAGACCGAGCAAAAGAGTTTTCCCCTTGGGGTATTGTTAATGCACGTTCTGTTTACAATCACGGTAGACAACAACAGACATATGATATTGGTGGTGTTGCAAACCTAGACTATCTTGCACTATATCGTAAATTCACATATACAAATCAAGAATCATATCGACTTGACCATATCGCATCTGTTGAGTTGGGAGAGAAGAAGAATGAAAACCCATACGACACATTCAAGGATTGGTACACAAAAGACTATCAATCATTCATTGACTACAATATTGTTGACGTTGAACTAGTTGACAAACTAGAAGACAAGTTGGGAATGTTGCAGTTGTTGTTTACTATGGCATATGAGGCAAAGGTTAACTACGAAGATATTTTCGGTACAGTTAAGTATTGGGATGTCATGATTCACAACTACCTCAAGAACAAGAAAGTGGTTGTTCCTCAAAAATCATTCTCAGCAAAGTCTGACAAGTATGAGGGTGCATATGTGAAAGACCCACAGGTTGGTCAACACAAATGGGTTATGTCGTTTGACTTGAACTCATTGTATCCACACTTGATTATGCAATACAATATGTCACCAGAGACACTTGTTACTGGTAACTATATGAAACTTGATGTTGATACGATGTTAAAAGAAACACCAATTGATATTCCAGACAGGTGTACTATTACACCAAATGGTGCATTGTATCGAACTGACAAAAGGGGTTTCCTTTCAGAGATGATGCAAGATATCTATGATGACCGTACTATCTACAAGAAAAAGATGTTGCAGGCAAAACAAGACTATGTTGATACCAAAGACCCCAAGTATCAAAAGTACATAAGTCGTTATCATAACATTCAGATGGCAAGAAAGATTTCATTAAACTCTGCTTATGGTGCGATTGGTAATCAATACTTTAGATATTATGACCTTGCGATTGCAGAAGGTATTACAACCGCTGGTCAGTTGTCTATTCGTTGGATTGAAAAGAAAATGAATCAGTACTTGAACAAGTTGCTAAATACTGATATGGATTATGTTATTGCATCTGATACAGATTCAATCTATGTTACATTCGATGCACTTGTTGACAAAGTAAAACCAAATGACGTTGTTGGTTTCCTTGACACGATTGCAAAGGAAAAGATTGAACCGTTTATTGACAAGTCATACAAAGAACTTGCAGACTATGTTCAAGCCTATGACCAAAAGATGCAGATGAAACGAGAAGTGATTGCAGACAAAGGTATCTGGACTGCAAAGAAAAGATACATTCTGAATGCATGGGATGTTGAGGGTGTTCGATATCAAGAACCTCAACTGAAGATTATGGGTATTGAGGCAGTCAAGTCATCTACGCCTGCACCTTGTCGTGAGAAGATTAAACAGGCATTGAAGATTATCATGTCTGGTACGGAGAAAGAACTGAATACATTTATTCAAGATTTTCGTAAAGAGTTTATCAATATGCCAATCGAAGAGATTGCGTTTCCTCGTTCTGTGAATGGTATCAAGAAGTTTGGTTCTTCTCATTCTATCAGTCAGAAGGGAACACCAATGCATACGAAAGGTGCATTACTGTATAACCACCTTATCAAGAAAAACAAACTTGGTAATCGCTATCCTTTGATACAAGAAGGAGACAAGATAAAATTTATTCAATTGCGACAACCAAATCCATTTGGTCAAAACGTGATATCGTTTATTACAGATGTTCCAAAAGAACTTGACATTCTCAAGTATATCGACTATGATATACAGTATGAAAAAAGTTTTATTGAACCGTTGATTTTTATTACCGATAAGATTGGTATTCATATTGACCGTTCATATGGAACACAAACTACACTTGAGGACTTTTTTACATGAGCGAACTATACGAAATATTAAGAAATAGTACTGACCATACAGGTCTACCTGTTATGAGAACAAGTCAGTTTCTAAACACAATTGAAAAGTTTGGAAAAGAAGAGTTTCGTAAGGTTCTTGCCGAATATATTACAAATGAAAAACCACCATTTCCTCTTGCAGAATTTAATAAAGAGAAGGTGGTTACCAACTTTCGTAAACTAGAGAAGGCAGATTTTACTGATTACCTTTCAGTAACGGAAAACGATAGAGTTATTGAAAAGTATGATGATTACAAATATCCATATAGTGAATATGGACTTGGTTTAATTGACGCACCACCCAAGTTTAATTACTGTGCAGATTCATTTATGAATGACCTTAGAATGGCGTGTGGGTCTTATGGTTACAAAGCGCCTGTAGAAAGATGGAATGATGGTGATAACCTTTGGGGTGCATTCGGGCCTATCTTTCGTGGTGTAAATGATAATCAAGAATTGACAGGTCGTACATACATTATGGCGTTTCGTCTTGGTACTTACATTGCAACGCAGTTCAAACCTATTGTTGCGAAAACAGTTTACGAAATGACTGATGCGAAAACTGTACTAGACACATCTATGGGTTGGGGGGATAGACTAACTGCATTCTTTGCCTCTAATGCAACACACTATATTGGTTGTGACCCAAATCCAAATACGTTTAAGAGATACCACAAGATGATTGAATTTTATCAATCATTGACAGGTAACAAAAAGACTGTACAGATTTATCGTTGTGGTGCAGAAAATCTTCCTTGGGATGAAATTAAAGATGTTGACTGTGCATTTACTTCACCACCATATTTTTCAACAGAAAGATACAATGAAGGTGGTGAACATGAAGAAGACCAATCATGGGCAAAGTTCAATGAATATGAAGCATGGAGAGATGAGTTTTATCTTCCAGTTGCACAAAATAGTTTCAACTCACTGCGTGAAGGTGGTGTAATGATGGTAAATATTCTTGACCCAAAAATCAAAGGTAAGAGATATCGTTCTGGTGATGAACTGGTGGATATGTTGCGTCCAAACTTTATTGGTCAAGTTGGTATGAGAATCATGCAACGTCCACAAGGGAAAAGTGTTTTCTCTGATGAAAATGGAAACTTTGACAAGGATGCAATGGATGAATATATGAACAAGATATATATTGAAAACGTCTGGTGCTTCTCTAAAAACTCTAACAAAGACCTCTTTAGACACAAAAGAAGAAATACTCTGGAAAGTTTTTTTTCATGATACATTTAGAAAGTTGTATTGATACTTTAAAAAGAGACATCAAGTATGACTATGTACTTACATCCCCACCAGATTATGCAGAGTTGGACATACCAGCACACACAAATGAATGGGAAGAATTTTTAGACAGTTGGGTATCACTATTAAAACCTACAAATAACCTAGTAACTATTTGCACTACTGATAGAAAGGGTGACGGTAGAATATATCCAAAACATATAAAAGTAATTAATGTGTTTGAAAAGAACGGTTGGTTTTTAAGAAAGACAAATATATGGGTTAAGTCATATAAAGTAAATATGTTTCGTATGAATTATATGCATATACTCACCTTTGCAAAGAAACCATTTAAATTAAAAAATCCACACATGGTAGATGTAATATTAGATGAAAAGTCAACTGTAGTAGATGGGTTTAAGTATGGTATGAGCCCATTAGTTTGTCGTATGATGATAGAGAATCATACAAATAAAAATGATATAGTATATGACCCATTTATGGGAAGTGGTACTACTGCGATTGCAGCCCTAGAAATTGATAGGAATTATCTTGGAAGTGAGATAAATGAAGAGTACTACAAATTGTGTAATAAAAGAATCAAAAGTGACTTGACAAACAGTAACTTATTTGGTATGATATTGGAAACTAATAAAGGATAAATTATGACTGTCGATTTTAGAAAGTATACTGAATTCGTAGATGAGGTAACAAGTGATGCATCTAAGGATGCTGACTACTTTACTGAATCGTGCGAGATTATTGAAGAACAAGGTGTGCAACCAGAACGCATTCTTACTGCCGCAATTGGTATTACTGCTGAGGGTGGTGAGTTTGCAGAGATTGTAAAGAAGTGTTTTTTTCAAGGTAAACCCTTTGATGAAGATGCCCAATATCATGCAAAACGTGAGTTGGGCGATATTATGTGGTACATAGCACAAGCGTGTATCGCACTAGATATTACTATGGATGATGTGATTGAAACAAATATCGAAAAGTTGGAGTCAAGATACCCAGGCGGTTTTGATGCGTATCTCTCCGAAAATCGAAAGGATGGTGATATATAACTATGGACTTTTTGAAGAATATTGCAAAGACGGCAGGCAATGAATATGCCGCACTCGTATCTGATGGTGTAGAAGCAGGAGATGTTGATAACTTTATTGACACTGGTTCTTATATCTTCAATGCGTTGTTGAGTGGTTCGATTTATGGTGGACTACCAGCAAATAAAATTACTGCGGTTGCTGGTGAATCAGCAACTGGTAAAACATTTTTTGTAATGGGAATGGTGAAGTCGTTCTTGGATGCAAATCCAAACGCTGGTGTCCTGTACTTTGAATCAGAAAGTGCAATCACCAAACA